TGGTGATTATAAAACAGATAATGCCGTTGTAGATTTTGGAGCAGATGGTGATGTAACTCTCACCCACGATCCAGATGACGGACTGATTCTAAAGTCAAAGGCAACGGCAGATGACAACCCTGTTCTTTTAACGCTACAGACAGGTGAAACCGATCTTGCGGCTAATGACGTAATAGGTAAGATAGCGTTCCAAGCTCCAGATGAGGGTACAGGCACAGATGCCATCTTGGTGTCAGGAGCGATACAAGCAGTAGCCGAAGGCGATCATAGTTCTTCTAGTAATGCTACTTCACTACAGTTTATGACAGGTGCTTCTGAAGCTGCGGCTACGAAGATGAGTTTAACTTCAGCAGGTGACGTAAATATTTTAACTGATGGTGCAGCAATTAAGTTAGGTGCTGATTCTGACGTAACCTTAACTCATGTTGCTGATACAGGTTTAAGTTTAAATACAAAATTAGGTGTAGGAGGTGCTACTGCAGGTTCTCAACCTAATGAAGCTGAAGATATTATAATTGGTACTACTTCGTCAACTGACAATGGTTTGTCTATAGTTACAGCAAACAATTCCGTTGGAAGGTTTTATTTTGCAGATGCTACAAGTGGCAGTGCTGCTTATGCAGGATATATGGTATATGACCATAGTGCTAATGCTATGCAAATTGGTACAAATTCTGCTACTCGTTTAAAAATAGATAGTGGTGGAGATATAGATGTTGAAACTGGTGACATCTTTTTCTCAACTGCTGGTAAGGGTATTAATTTAGGCGTAACTTCAAATACAGATAGCAATACATTAGACGACTATGAGGAAGGAACTTGGACACCAGTAATAAGTTCATCTGGGGGTTCTGGAGTTGTTACTACACATCAAGCTGGTAGATATACTAAAGTAGGAAGAGATGTTAGAGTTGCATTTCAATGTGTTTTAAATACTAAAGGTAGTGGTAGTGGTTATGTGAGAATTACTGGATTACCTTATACTACTGGCACTGGATTTACTCACTATGGATTTGCTTTTGGTTATTTTTCAGGAACAAATGATGAGCAAAGAGGTGGTTGGGCTAGTGCAGACACAACCGAAATAAGATTTAATAATGGAGCAAATATGGATAGCCAAGTTCAATTAAGTGCACTTACAAATGGTTATTATTTAAGTGGTTCATTTTTTTTCCATACAGATTCATAAAGGAATACTCTAGTGTATGCTAGAGTTGGAAGCCTAAAAAGGGAGAAACAATATGGCAAATGGTGATATAACCAAAGAATACGAAAACGATAAAATAGAAATCGTGAATAAATGGAACATTCAAGTTCGTAAAGCTACTAAGATAATGGAAGAACAAGCAGATGGGTCTAAAAAAGAACTAACTCGTTCATTTCATCGTCATGTGTTGCAACCATTTAATTCAGCAAAAGATAGTGATGATAAGTGGACACACACAGCGACTGACATCAGTGGCGAAGACGCAGATGTAAAAGCGATTGCAACGGCAGCTTGGACTGACGATGTTAAGGCAGCCTATAAAACATCTACAGAAAGTCAAAGCATATAAGGTAAGCTATGTCATTTGGAGTTATTGCTTATTCACAGACACCTTTTGCAGCATTAGGTGATGTAGAAACATCTGTAACAGGTGTAGTAAGTACAACGGCTCTTAATACATTTACAGTAACGGCAGGGTCTTCCTTAACATTAACAGGTGTAAGTACTACATCTTCTATAGGAACTGTAACACCTGTTGTCATTAAAGTTGCTGACGATGTATCTGCTACCTTTTCTATAGGTACAGTTACCTTAACAGCTAACGCAGACTTTACATTATCAGGTGTTAGTAGTACACCTGCAATAGGATCATTAACTGCTTCAGGTGTTCAGTTTGACTTTGAAGCAGTCAAAGATCAATTTGATATTTCAAGAGTTGTGTATGTTAAAGCACCAAGCACATCTGATGAAAGAACAATAAATATAAAAGACGAAACAAGACTAACATTTGTAGCAAGACAATCATCAACCGATGATAGAACAATAAGAATAGCAGCGTAAAGGAGTTAAATTAAATGTCATTCAGATGGCCCATTAAAGACCCTGATGAACAGTTAGATTATAGTGTAGATTGGTCTAGATTTTTAGGAACAGCAACTATAAGTAGCGTTGCGTGGTCTGTAAAATCAACTGAATATTCAACTGAGACTACTCTTGGTGGTGGACAAACTTTGGCTACTGCATCTAGTAGTGCAACTTCTGATACCATACAAAACATATCCCAAACTAATACAACAACTGTTGCAACAATAAATATTGCAGGTGGTACTGCAAATAGAGAATACACATTCTTTTGCTCTATGACAGATAGTACAGGAAGTACAGCAAAGAGAAGTGTTAAATTAGCTGTGAGAAACAAATAATGGCATACAATTTTTTATCAATAGTAAATGACGTAAACAGAAGATTAAATGAAGTAGAGTTAACATCAACTACCTTTTCTACTGCATCAGGTTTTTATAGTTTAGCTAAGGATGCAGTCAATGCTTCTATAAGATATATTAATCAATCGGAATATGAATGGCCCTATAACCACGTACTTCAAGAAGATATACTTACAGCTAGTACAGGTAGATACCCATTTCCTGACGATTCAAAGACAATTAATTTTAGAAGTTTTAGAATAAAAGAGAATAGTACATTAGGTAATCAAACTATGAAGTTAAAAGAACTTGCATATAATGAATACTTAGAGAGATATGTAGATCAAGAATATAAAGCTGAGCCTGTAAAAGGTGTGCCTAGATTTATTATATGTGCTCCATCATTAGAATATATAGTACAACCTCTGCCTGACAAAGCGTATGAATTAGTTTATGAATACTACAGAATAGCTGTAGAGTTAGAAAATTATAACGATGTACCAAATGTGCCTGAAAGGTTTAAACATATTATAGTAGATGGTGCAATGCACTATGCTTATTTATTTAGAGGTAATACACAGGATGCTGTTGTAGCAAAAGAAAAGTTTGACGAAGGTGTTAAACATATGCGTTCTTTACTAATTAATAATAACTACATATACGTTAGGTCATATATGACACCTAGTGTAAGTGGTAGAGGTAGGGTTGGAACATCGCTGACAACATCAGGTTCATCATTGGATTCTTTATAAATGCCGACTACATGGAAAACATATCCCTTAGAATTTAAAGGTGGATTAATATCTAACTTATCTCCACTACAGCATGGTATGCAACTTCCAAATTCAGCAAGAGTGTTGAGTAACTTTGAACCATCTGTTCAAGGTGGTTTTAGAAGAATAGAAGGTTTTAAAAAGTTTGATGATAATAAAGTACCTCCTTATGGTGAACCAAAAGTATCAACAACAGTATCGTCAGGTGGTAGTAGTATAGTCTTAGGTAATATGTTTTCCTCACCAAGTGTAGGAGATACATTTACAGTAGCAGGTAATACACAAGTATATACAGTATCATCTGTAGGTACAACGGACTTAACAGCAAACAAAAGAGTTACAGTTGGTTTTACACCTAATCTTGTAGCTAACGCAACTGACCAAGTAGCTGTTACTTTTGTAACAGGGTCAGGAGATATGGAAGGTGTGGCATCCTTTGAAGATACAGCAATAGTAGCAAGAGGTGGTAACTTATTTAAGTCAGCAGGTTCAGCATCAGACTGGACTAGAATAAATATACCTGTATACGGAACAGTATTAGTAAATGCAGGATCACAGACAGGTACAACACTAGCTATTGATGGTTTAACTGCAGCTCCTCAAGCAGGTGATACATTCATAGTAGCAGGGATAGCTAAAGTATATACAGTAACAGCAGATGCTACTGTATCGTCAGGTGGGTCAACTATAAATATAAATCCTGCCTTAGCTAGTTCTCCTTCTGATAATGCAGCAGTTACCTTTCTATCATCTGATAGATCATTAATGTCAAAGCATAGATTTGCTACTTTTAATTTTAACGGCACAGAAACTTTGATTGGGGTAGACGGAATTAATAAACCCTTTACATATAATGGTTCATCTTTTACGTCAATAGATAACGCACCTTCAGATGTTATAGGAGCTACACACGTAGCAAACTTTAAAAATCATATAATGTTTGCAAAAGGTTCTAATATAGTGTATACTGCATTATTTAGTTCAGACGATTTTACTGCAGCATCAGGTGCAGGAACAGTAAATGTAGGCGATGATATTACAGGTATCGTTGTATTTAGAGAGCAGTTAATTATATTTAGTGAAAGAAGAATACAAAGACTTGTAGGTTCTTCAGAAGCAGACTTTCAACTACAGCCTATTACAATGGACATAGGTTGTGTGGCAACAGATACTATCCAAGAAATAGGTGGAGATATTTTATTTCTAGGACCTGATGGTATTAGATCATTAAGTGGTACTGATAAGATTGGTGACTTTGGTTTGGCTGTTGTATCAAAACAGATACAAGATGAAGTAACAAACTTTGTAAACAGGAATACGTCTTTTGCTAGTCTTGTGGTTAGAGAAAAAAGTCAGTATAGAATACTAGGTTTTAATCGTAGCATAACTGCAACTTCTTCACAGGGTTTAATGGCTACACAATTACAGGATAGTCTAGCGTGGGGTGAGCTTAGAGGACTAAGAGCATTTGTAGCAGACAGTAATTATAATGGTACATCTGAATTGATTATATTTGCACATACAGATGGCTATGTATATAGGATGGAATCAGGAAACAGTTTTGATGGTGGTAATATAATATCTACATTTGCTACACCTTTTTTTCCAGTTAGTGATCCAAGAGTACGTAAGTCTTTTTATAAGATGTTTTTGTTTACAGACCCACAGGGTAGTTTTAATTCTAACTTTTCGTTGAAGTACGATTTTGCTGACCCTGCTGTTATACAACCTGCAACTAAGACACTATCAAATACATCAGTTGCAAGTGCACAGGCTATATATGGAAATGTACAGTTTGCACATGGTGGTTTAGTAAACAACGGAAGTAATTACAATTCAGGTGTTACTACTATTGCAGTAGATAATTTATCTACATCTAATTTAATTGCAGGAGATACATTTATAATTGCAGGTCAAGGAACAGGGTCAGGTGCTAATTTTACACACACAGTATTTACACTATCATCTACACCATCTATAACAAGCAGTGCAGGTAACTTTACTTTTAGTCCTGCAACACCTTCTAGTTTAAATGACAATACAAAGCTATCATTTAAAACAGTAAACTCTGTAGCTTCTTCAACGTATGGTGGAGAAAGTTTAAAAAGTATATTTGAAGAACAAACTACAGGATCAGGATTTACAGCATCCTTACAATTTGAATCGGAGTCAACAGATGCTCCATACTCATTAGATGCTGTTACATTAGAATACGCAGAACATACACATTCATAGGATTTATTATGGCAGGTTACTCAAGAACAGATACGACAAATAATATTGCAGATGGTAATATTATTAATGCATCAGACTTTGACGGAGAGTTTGATTCAATAGCTACAGCATTTGGAACATCAGGACATACACACGATGGTACATCAGAGAATGGTGGTGCTGTTACTAAGATAGGTCCGGGACAAGACCTTGTGGTTTCAAGTTCACTTGTTACACCAAAAACTACTAATACATTAGACATAGGAACAGATGCCTTAGAATTTAAAGACCTTTACATAGATGGTACAGCTTACATTGATGGCATTGGCAGAGACACATTAGTAGCTACGAATAAAAAAATACAACTTAGGGATGCGGCAATATTTATAAACTCATCAACAGATGGTCAGTTAGATATAGACGCAGATGTTGAGCTAGAAATTACAGCACCTATTGTGGACATCAATGCAAGTACAAGAGTAGATGTGTCAACAGACTTATTAGTAGGAGATGATCTTACTCTAGGTTCTGACTCAGCCGTACTAGGCTTTGGTGCTGATACAGACACAACCTTGACACATACAGATGGAACAGGATTAACACTTAATAGTACCAACAAACTAACCTTTGGAGATGTTGCTACTTTTATACATCAGAGTTCTGATGGTGTAATGACAATTGATGGTGAAGCTACTATTGATCTTAATGCATCTACAGCAGTAACAGTTAGTAATGATCTTCAGTTAAATAGTGACAGTGCTGTGTTAGGATTTGGCACAGACAATGATGTAACTATTACACACGTAGCTGATACAGGACTACGTTTTGAAGATAGTGATAAGTTAATGTTTGGTGCAGGTAGCGATTTACAAATCTACCACGATGGTAGTAACTCTTATATTGATGATGCCGCAACAGGTGGGCTAATTATAAGAGGAAGTGCAATTACTCTCAAGAAGCAATCAGGCGATGAAACAATGGCATCATTTACAGAAGATGGTGCTTCTATTATTTACCACGACAATACAGCAAGAATAACTACAACTGCTGCAGGTATTGAAACGTCAGGCAATCTTACTGTAGGTGCAGACTTAATTGTAAATGGTACAACAACTACAGTTAACAGCACAACTGTTACAATAGATGATCCTATATTTACACTAGGTGGAGATACTGCACCCGGAAGTGATGACAATAAAGACAGAGGTATAGAGTTTAGATACCACACAGGTTCTGCTGCTAAAGTAGGCTTCTTTGGGTTTGACGATAGTGCAGGTAAGTTTACTTTTATACCTGATGCAACCAACTCTTCAGAAGTGTTTTCAGGTACGGCAGGTACAATTGTAGCCAATGTTGAAGGTAATGTAACAGGCGACTTAACAGGTAATGTATCAGGTGCTACGACAGTTACAGGTACAACATTAATAGGTAAGTTAAAAAAGACAGCAAGTGATACAGAGTTTACTTTACCTGCTAGTGACGGAAGTGCAGGACAATTTTTAAAGACGGATGCATCTGGTAATTTAGGTTTTGCAACAGCTACACAAACAACTATTAATGGCAACACCGATCATCAAGTAATGACAGGTACTGGTACTGCTAATACATTGCAGGGAGAATCAGGTTTAACCTACAATGGTACTACTCTTGCAATTAGTGGTACTATTACTTCTGTTACAAACATTACAGCTTCAGGTACAATACAAGGTGCAGAGGTTACAGCGACATCAGACGAAAGATTAAAATCTGATATACAAACAATAGAAAATGCCTTAGATAAAGTAATGAGCATGCGTGGTGTAACCTATACAATGCAAGCTGAAAAAGGCACAGGTGTAATTGCACAAGAAGTAGAAAAAATATTACCAGAGGTTGTTGTGGATAATGAGTATAAATCTGTAGCATATGGCAACATGGTTGGTGTTCTTATAGAAGCAATAAAAGATTTGAAAAAAGAATTAGACAAACATAAACAGGGATGTAAGTGTCATGGCTCTAGCGACTAGTGGTACAATAAACTTAACAGATATTCGTGATTTCTACGGACAGAGTGGATCAATAAATCTAACTAATTTACATAAGGGAGAAAGTAATGTTCCTAACCCTGCAACTTATGCAACAAGTAATTTTACAGAAATAACTGCGGCTAGTGGCTCTGCGTCACCTTTTGCTCTATTTGATAATGGGGGAGTTGTTCCGTCATTAGATACAGAAGCTAATACTGACATACCAACAAGTGGTTCTATAAGTTTAACAGATTTTTATAGTGGGTATAGATTAGTAAACCCAACTGTATCTTCAGTGTCATTAAGCTCACAATCTCATCAAACTGGTTATTGGGCTGGCACAACACCAACAGCTAATAAAGGTTTTTATATTTCAAACTATGCAGCTTGGGGTGGTTCTACTGTTAACTATGCACAACTGTTAACAGTCAACGCTTCTGCTTGGGCAGGTAGTAGTTTTGCTGCATCTGCTGTTGTAACATTTCAAGTATCACATACAGGTAGTTATACGTTACATGCTTCTCATACTGGTAGTGAAACAAATGGTGGTAGTGTTACACTAAGTGGATCAGGTGTAACTGTAAAAAATTCTAGTGGCAGTACAGTAACAGGTGCTCAAACTATACCTCTAGGGCATTTTCGTTTATTTGAAGTAACTATACCATCTGGAACTACAATAACTTTGACAGCGGCTACTACAGCAGGATCAGCAGGATCATATATGTCAACACAATTAAGAACAAACTGTAACTATCAAAGAAATTTTAATAGTACGGCATCTGGAACAAATAACAATATGTTAACTTTGGTATAAACTATGGAAATAAACCCTATACTATTTTGGAATGGAATATTAACAGTGGTCATAGCACCTGCTGTATGGGCATTTAGAGGTATGCTTATGGAAGTTAAGCGACTAGATATACTCGTCAATAAAACAAGAGAAGAGTACGCAAAGCGTGATGACGTGAAAGAAGATATGCATGTAGTAATGGATGCACTTCAAAGATTAGAAGATAAATTAGATAAGATATTAATAGGTAAATAATTATGGCAACTTTTAAAGCATTTAAACCTGAAGCTATGGAACGTATCGCACGTTCAATGGGTCATACAGGTGATATGAATCAATTTGAAAACTTCTTAATGGCTAACCCTGATAAGAGTAATATGATGCAAAACTATAATGCAAGGGCTATGCAAATGGCTAGAGGTGGTGTAGTTAAAAAGATGCAAGAAGGTGGTGCAATAGACGTTAATGACCCTAATTATAATCCTGCCGCTGGACCTAAGCAAGATTTAGGAGTAGACCCTAAAGATTCAGTTGGTGGACCACAAGATATAGAATTAGATTCTGATAAAAAACTAGATAAAGATAAAAAACAAAGCAACATTATGGACTATACAGGAGATCAAATAACAAATCCTGTAGCTCCTGTTGGTGGCACAGTAGATGCAACAAAAATAGAAGTTAAAGATGACCAAACTATTGATGACGGCACAGGGCAAGTTGGTGACGCTCCTAAAGTAGATGCTAAGACAGGTGACACTACAACAGTAACAACAACACCAACAGTAGAAGCTGAAACATATGATGCAACTAAGGTAGGTGATGCACCTGAAGCTGAAGCAGCTAAGACTGAGATAACAGCAGATATGCTTGTTAAAGCTGCTCAAGGGAAAATGTCAGCAGAGGAAGCACAGACATATGTAGATGCTATAAAGGCAGGACAAGCTACAGTTAACAAAGAAGCTACTGTACAAGGACAACTAGAAAAGTTAAGTGCTCAAGCTGAAGATGGACAGATACCATCGTATGCTACAGCTGCTGTAAGATCAGCTATGAGTGCTATGGCAGCTCGTGGTCTAGGTGCTAGTACTATGGCAAGTGGTGCAGTCTTTAATGCTATATTAGAATCACAATTACCTATTGCACAAGCAGATGCAAATACATTTGCACAGTATGGTCTAGCAAATGCAACAAATGCACAGCAAGCCACACTTGCAAAAGCTGCGGCTCTGTCATCACTTAACTTAGCAAATCTAAATAACCGACAGCAAGCTGCCGTAGAAAACTCTAAAAGGTTTTTACAGGTAGATTTAGCTAATTTAGAAACTAAACAACAAACAATCTTGTTTAATGCTAAAGCACAACAAGATTTTATGTTATCTGATCAGGCGGCTGACAATGCATCTAAACAGTTTAATGCAACATCTAAGATGCAGACAGATCAGTTTATGGCTAACTTGTCAAAAAGTATTGCAGAGTTTAACGCATCACAGAAAAATGCTATGACACAGTTTAATACAGGCGAAATAAACTCTACAGCTAAATTTAACTCACAGATGCAAAACCAAAGAGATCAGTTTAATGCACAGAATAAATTAGTAATAGAACAGTTTAATGCACAGTGGAGACAGAATGTTGCAACAACAGATACAGCTGCAACTAACCAAGCTAATCAGTTTAATGCAACAGCCTTACTAGGCATATCAAATACAGCCTATACAAATATGTGGTCACATATGAGCGATATGATGGAGTGGGCATGGACTAGTGGTGAAAATGAACAAGATAGAATTACAGAGTTGTCAATAGCTGAAATAAGTGCTAAAATAGAAAAATATAAAGCAGATTTAAATTTATCAGAAGCACAATCTATAGGATTAGGATCATTATTTGGTGAAATACTTACTAATCCGTTAGCAGGTACTATGTTAGGAAGTGTGTTTCCTAGTCTAGGTGTAAAATCTGCTGCGCAACTTAAAGCAGCAAACATAGTTTCAGGGGGTGATTAATGAAAGATGATGTAGCAAGAATATCTCATATTAAATTAAGTAGTATTTTAGATAATCAAGAAAATGATACAGAAGGTCCTGTAAAAGGATTTTTAAAAAAGCCAAAAAATAATAAGGATAGTCAAGAAGAATTATCATCTTTACGATTAATGAAACTAATTAGAGAAAGTATGAGGGTAGAATAATGTCGTTTTTACAAGAACAGCAATTTAAAGGCCCTGTTCCGGGACAGGGTATGACAGCAGAACCACAGTCTAGACCTTGGTTTAATCCACCAGAGATAAGTACGGTTGAAGAAGCAGCAGAATATTATATACCTAGACTAAGCAGTGAAAAAGCAATAGATGGTTTGTTAGATGCTATGGAACTACAAATACCCTTAACAGTATTGGCTGAAACTTTAACAACTGCTGGTGTTATGCAGGGTGTGCATACCATAGATGTAGCTACTCTTATTAATCCTGTAATAGTAGAATTTTTAAAGGGGATAGCTGATAATGCTAAAATTGAATATGATATAGGACATAAAAAAGCAGACGAAGAAAAGCCATCAAAGTTTTTAATAGATAAGGTAATTAAAGAAAACACACAAAGTACACAAGTTGAAAATACGCTTGAGAAAGAAGGTGTAGAAGAAATACCTGAAGATGTTTCTGTGGGTTTAATGTCAAGAAAACAGGAGAAGATATAATGGGTTTAATTGGATTGACAGTATTAAGTTCAGCAGGTCAGAGAATTGCAGATAATTTAAAAGAAAGAAAAAAAGAAATAGATGAAGTTATTAAGTCAGGAGCAACCTTTGCTGCAAAAAGTTCTATTTCAACAAGAATGTCTAGAATGAAGGATGAAACTGCCTATACTGAAGCAGCAAATCAAGTACGGCAATTAGGAGTTGATGACCCTAGATCTATAGAATCACTTTTAAGTGGAGGTTTAGGTCAGGTAGATGTTTTTAAAACTCAAATGACTTCTGCTATACAAAAGGCAAAACTAGCGTATTATGCTGAAAATAAAGCTACAGATCCTTTTCTTCAAAATTTTAATGAGAATGCAATTAGGCGAACTTTTATAGACAAAACAATTACTAAATATCGTTCTCCAGAGGGAGAGTTGCCTGACATTAGAGATATTAATACTTTAGCTAAAGCGTATGCACAAGATAGAAATCCTGATCTTTTTAAGGATAGTATAATGAAAGTTAAAGGAACAGCCAATGCTTTAACAAATACTGTATTTTCTAAAGATGTTCCTAGCGATTATGTTGATGCTAGATTTGGACAATCTTTTTATGGTTCTGGTGGTGTAGATTTATTAGATGATTTAGATATGAGACAATCTCCGTTTACTGTTAATTTAGGAACGGATACAACAGCAGGAACTTTAGACATAATAAAAACATTAACAGATATAGAAAGTATTAATGTAAATATGGCATCTATTCAACAAGTCATGAAATTTAAAGATTTGGATAGACCTTTTCAATTTCAAAACTTAATTAACAACACAAAAAAAAGTGAACAGGAGGTTTTGAATGCTATAAGAGCACGTAAACTAACTAATCTTAAAATTGAGCAAATACAAAACGATATTAATTTAGGTGAAACGTACGATGAAAAAATATTAAAAGCACAGTTAGCAAATCTACAAGATAAACCTTTAAAAGATACTATAGAAGCATTAGATATTACAATTGCTGAAATACTTGTTAAGAAAAAACAAAATAATGGTGTATTAAGTAGTGACGATAGTTTAAAATTAGAAAATTCTAGAACATTATTAAACCATTTAGAAGCCGATTATTATGGAGCACTTGAAAAAACTAATAATATTCAAAAAGGAGATGGATTTGTTGGAGTGTACAGAGATATGTACCAAGAAAATGTTGACTCTATTATTAATGCTAGTATAGGACAGTTTGATAAATATTACGTTAGAGGATCATATACAGCTGCAGATGGAACTCTTAAAACAGGTTGGTTAAAAAAAGATTATACTACATTAGCAAATGAAAACTTATTAGAAGGAGCTAGAGTAGTACAACTAGAAGTTGAAATGAGAGCATACAATGCAGTTTCTGATGCTCTTACAACGTCTAAAACAGAAGATGGTGTAGAAGTAAGAGTACCAAAAAGCACCTCTGCTTTAACAACATTAAGTAATATAGAAGGTATGATATTTGGAATGATGAAAGGCAAATTTCCAGACGGATTTTCGTTTGACGCAGAAAATAAAAAATATGTAATTCCAGAAGCTCCTGAAGCACCTGCTCCAGATAATAGTATGAGTGTTACAGCAGGAACACCAGATTGGGCTACTATTAACCCAACGCATAAAGCAAAATTATTAGATTCTAGTGGTGTTGGAACTGAAACAGCTATGATGATAAATCGTCTTACTAACAAATTTAGTAGTGTAGCAAATTATGATGCTTTAGATAATTTAAAACAATTCACAAAAACTACTTTTAGAGATCCATTTAATACTAATAAAACATATTCGGTAAATGCTAAAGATTTAAATCTAAAAGAATATAATACTTTTATCTCAAGCATTAAAAATAATTTAGGTAGTATGGAGGATGATGAAAAAGAAAAAGTTATGGAATTATTAGCAAAAGAAAAAAGGTCAAATATATCTAATCAAGTAGTAGATATAACAGAGTGGGCTACAGGAAGTATTCTACAAGGTGGTCTTTCTGATATGGATTGGTATAATATAAATGGACAAAGATGGTATATTATGAATAAAATAATGGAAATATTAGAATAGGAATAGTATATGACTGATCAATCGTTTCAAGAAAAATTAGATGAATATCATAATACTTTACCAGATTATAGTGCAACAACAAGTGATGATGTTAAAAAACAAACTGAAAAAGCATTTGTTAAAAAGTCTAATAAAATTACTAATGTAGATAGTTTAGTAAATGATAAAAATTTTATGCGTGATTTACGCATATATGCTGAAAATAGGTACGGAACTGAGGGTGGTCAAATACCAGATGAAAATGATAGACAATATGTAGGTAGATTTTTAGCATCTATGTCTCAAATGGATTCTAATAGTGTATATGGATTATCTACTTTAGATTATGTTAGAAATTCAAATAAAGAAGAAAGAGAAAGATTTGGTAGACTTTTAAATGTATGGGATAACGTAGATTATAATTGGTGGGGTAAAAAAGAAGAAGGTAGTCTAGGTTTTTTTCAAAGAGGTGGTGGAGCAGAATATTTATTTGGCATGATTAGTGACCCTATTAATTTACTTACAGTAGGAGCAGGGAAGTTAGTTGCTCAAACATTAGGAAAACAAACAAAAAAATCTAAACTTAAACAGTTAATAGGTTCTAGGATGGCTGCTACAGCAACAGGTGGAGTACTTGGTGGATCTGAGTCTGCGGCTTTTGATTATGCGGCACAAAAAACTAGAGTGGATGCAGGGTTAGAAAAGAGAATAAATTGGACACAGGTAGGTCTATCAGCAGGTATAGGTGCAGGTATTGGTAGCTCGCTTAGTTATGTAGGGAAAACAAATCTTAGTCCTTTTGAAAAGGGTAAATTTTTAACAGAGACAGAGGAAATCACTAAAAAAGATTTAGTTAAAAAACTACCGAGAGCAAAAAAACAAGCACAACAACAAAGTGAGCTAGAAGATTTTAATCCAGTTCATGGTGACACAAATGTAAAAAGAGACACAGATTTATTAGATGATGCAGATACATCATTAAAAACACAATATGAATTAGATTTAGGAGATAACTACGAATCTATTATAAATACAAAACTTTCTAAAAAAATGGTAGATGTTGTAAATGATATAATAGTAATGCAAGAAGAATTAGTAGACGCAGGTTTAGCTCCAGATACTTTATTACAAAAAGATGCTGATGATAAAGTATCTGATTTTGTAGCTAAATTTTTAAAGTCTATGCAAGATGAAGGTCAAACTAGAGTAGGAAGATTAGTATCAAAATTAAAAGGAAGAGAAGGTGGATCAGAATTAAGAGTATCTGAGGTTGTAGATGAAGATGTTTTAGAAAGAGCGTTAGCAGAAAACGATCTATCCATTGAACAATTTTTTGATTATTTAGTTAAGATTGATTCTATATCAGATGATATGAAAGCTAGTGTTAGTAAAGGTGCAAAGTTAATGCAACCATACTCTAACTTGTCAAGATCATTAAATATGCTAGGAAAGTTAGATCCTGAATTTGTAGCAAAGGCTAGACAACTATATGGTATAAAAGAAGAATCTGTAGAAGGTCTTAGTTATTTTGATAGATGGTTTAGTGGGTTAAAAGGTGCTGATAGAAATAGAAGGGCACTAATGGTTTCAAAAGTAAGCACAACCATAAGAAATATTTTTACAGGTGGTGCAGTTGTAGGTTTTCAAACTGCTTCTGATACTATGGAAGCTTCTTTATATTATGGTGGTAAAGCTATAAGAGCTGCGGCTGAAGGAAGAGCAGATTTTAGTTCTTTTAAAGCTGGTCTCGTAGATATGGCTAGAGATAGTTTTGGAACTATTGCTTATCTTACTGAGCAAGGTTTTAGTAAACAGGCTGCTGATATACTATTAGCAAACAATAGAAACTTACACAAAAAAATGTTTAGAACATTACAAGAGTCAGGAGATGCTGATCAGCTTTGGTGGTTTACTAAATATTCAAATACTCTAAATATGATGCAAGATAGTTTTTTTAGACGAGCATTTTTTATGGCTTCTGTAGATAAAGCAATGAGAAGAACTGCTAAAGTTGCTGGTAAAGAAGGACCTATGCAAACTACAGATAAAATTAGACCCGGATTTTATGGAAACGTAGGTGATGATGCTATAAATATAAAAACAAATGTAGATGTGGATTTAGATGACGCTCAAGGAAAATTTGATTTTTTACAGCCGGGATTTTTTAGAGGTGTTTCTAAAGAAAATAAATTATTTAGATCTTTATACGAAGGTAAAAATGTTCCAATTGAAATACTAGTAAAGGGAGTAGATGATGCATTAAAAGCAACTTTTGCATACTCTCCATCAACTAGAAAAGGAGATCCTGCTTTATTAGTAAACATGATAAGAATGATAGAAAATACACCATTTGTAGGAACTGCTATGTTTCCATTTGCTAGGTTTATGGCAAATGCTTTAGCATTTCAATACAAATACAGTCTTTTTAATCCTGCCATTGCTGTACCTAAAACATTGTTAAATAAAGGATTTAAAAATTTAAATGAAAGAGATTTTGCTGTAATGCGAGATAGTATAGCAAAAGGTGCTGTAGGAACAGCAGCTACATTTGTTGCAGCTTTATACAGAATAGAAAATCAAGATACTAAATGGTTTGACTATAAAACTAAAGAAGGTGTTATGGATATGCGACCATTTTTTCCTGCAGCTCCTTATTTATTTGTAGGTGATATAATGGCTAAACTTCATTTAGGAAAAGATACATCTGAAATGTTTGAGTTAAGAACAATGATAGATGCATTGTCTGGAATTAGTTTTAGAACAGGTGTTGCTAATGTAGTAATTAGTGGGCTATTTGATAAGTTATCAGAAGAAGTAGGAGACTATACTCAAAGTGAAGCAAAAGGTGCAAAATACTTAAATCTAAAACAAAGAGAAAAGTTAGCTGAAATTACAGGAAAGTGGTTAGGTGAGCTTACAGGTGGCTATACAAATAACCTAGTGTTGGGTGGATTAAATGAAATTATAGATGCACTCAGTGCTGAGTCTGCTATAGTTAGAGATAGTAAAGTTGTAGAAGGATGGGGAGCATGGGAAAGAGGTAAAAATTCTTTTTTTAATTCTGCTAAGAAAAATATTCCAAACTTAGATAGATTAGGATTACCATTTAATAAAAAGTTTAGTAAAGAAACTTTGCCTGAGTTTAGATCTCCAACAAGAAGTGGAACTATAACTAAAAGAGTTCCTATGTTATCTTTTTTTGGTTTTAAAATAAGAGAGTACAGAACTCCTATAGAAGAGGAGTTACTAGAGCGAGGTTTTGAGAGTTGGGAAGTTATGATTCCTACAGGAGATAGACAAGTAGATGCACTGATAAAAACAGAATTAGGAAAGATAATAGAGAGAGATTTTCCTGCATTGACAGTGGATTCTCCTATATATCAACAAAAAACGGATACAGAAAAAGAAACTTTTTTACTTGGTCAGTTAGAGATTGCAAGAAAACAAGCAAAAGAAGCAGCGGAACTTAACTTTAGAGAAAATAAAAACAAAGTAAGTGAATATTCATATGATGCTATGCCGTTTACTCCTTTTGAAAAATTAAAATGGGATAAGACTCCTAAAAGAGCTAGAATACTTGCAGAAGAAGCCTTATTAGAGTTACAAAGAAGAGATCACATAGAAATATACGGAAATGATATGTACTTTGTATACCGACCAGTTAATAGATTAGGTAATTACGGATACGCTGCTGACCTTGCTAAAACTCTATATAATAAAGGCAAAAAAAGATAGCTATCTCTTATCGCCACTACCACCTAATACACCTCGTGACTTCCTAGATTGTAGTTTATCTATATTGTCTTCCATGATTTTACCCATATCATCGTCTAACCAATCACACAACATAGCACAATACCAAAGAACATCACCTATTTCATCTCTAATATTTTGTTTAGGATTATTTAAACGAACACCATCCCTTATAACTTTTTTAACCTTATTAGCTACTTCACCTGCTTCACCCACTAGCCCTAAAGATAAATACTCTAGGGCTTTGTCTTTAGGAAATATAGCAGTTTTCTTTGATTCTGCCTGATACGCACTAGCAGTTATAGTACTTTTGTTTTTGCTATCCATAAATTTCTTTACCTCTTCTTCTAGTTTCATAGTGTTTTACTTTCTTTAAATTTGCAAAGTAGGCAGAGTTAAAACCTCTCTGCCATTCACGATATTGCATAGTATTAAGATTAAAAGGTGAAGATACAATTCCTCTTTTAAAAGCATGATAGCCTTTTTCATACTGTATTCTTAACGGTGCATCGTATTTTGCTAAACCGTGTCTACGATTTATCATTCTTTAAATTCTCCAATTCCTTTTTAAGGTTAGCATTCTCTTGTATTAAGCCATTGAATATGTTTAACAGCACCATCTTTTCAGGTGATCCTACGATCATTTCCTGTATTTGTTTGGTTGTAAAACCCGGTTCTTTCTTTTCTTCTTTAGTCATAGTTTTTTATCTCCCTTCTATGTCTACTATTTCACACGCACCTGCTGTGCATGCTAATTCTTTACCACCTGTAGTATTATCTTCTTTTTCATAGTCTCTTAGTAAAGACCATTGTATACTCTCAGGCATCTTTTTATGTAGTTTATTGTATACTTTTTCTGTAATCTCTTGGTATGGAGCTTGGGCATATGTATGATCACTATGTGGTAGAAAACTAATTCCAGACACTTCATCAAAATGTTTATATACCCACGCACCTACTTCCATCCACTCTTCTTCACGAACAGTTATAGTTACAGATGGCTTGTGTTCACACCAATACCTTTGATAGACTAGCCATAGATCTAACTGCTGTAGTGCCGTCATCTCATTTCTAGTGATAGCATTCTTAGGTGACTTCATAGGAAAGCTAAATACGGTCACACTATCAGGTTTCATTACGTCAGGTTCATTAGGTATACCACTGTCAATCATAAACTTTGTGATAGGGTCTTTGTTGTCTCCACGAACAGTACGGATGTAGTATGTACTATGTCTAGCGTGAATGCCACTAGCACTGTCAACTAGCTGAGATACTGTACCACTAGGTTTAACACAGGTAATTGCTGTAGATTGTGGTATGTTTAACAGGTCTGCATATTTTTTATTTACACCAATAGCAATATCTTTAAGTTGTGTAAGTATACACTGTAAATGAGTTTCATCAAATACCTGTTTACTGTCTTCAAATGTTACCGTGTTATAATCATTTAGCATTTTATTATCCATAATACCTGTAAGCGAAACACCTAGTAATCTTTCTTCTTCTGTGTTATCTTTCCATATTTTACGAAGATATTTAAAGTCAGTAAGCGTAGCTTGGAATGTGCCAAGTATTGTAGCCATAGTAACTTTTTGTTTTAAATCATCTATAGTATCTTCTTCTCTAACTACAACCTCAGATAAGTTGCAGAATTGGTAAGGTCTTAATATAATTTCACTACAAGGATTACAACCAAATGCAAAATTAGAATCACGTCTACCATTCTTTTCTGCTTGTTGTACAGCAGATTTACGGTTAAATATACCACGCTCACCTGATTTACTTTCTACAAGAGACAGCCATTCACGCATAAATGTTTCCATTTGTACCTTGCCTTTGTAAGCCACACTATTATTTGCTAAGGCACGTTGACCTTCAGTTTCCCACCATTGACCTGACTTAGCGTGTCTCATTTGATCATCACCTAAGTTTGAAAGACTGATGAGGGCTGATCGCCTTACCCCACCAACGACAACTACCTCACCAATCTTGCACATTATATCGTGGCATTCTACAGGATATAATCTTCTACCAGCTGCACCTTTAAATACCTCAATACAAAACTTAAATAAATCAACAAGTGGCTCAGGACCTGATGCTCTTCCACCAAAGGTCTTTAGCCTAGCACCTGCTGATCTAACTTCACTTATATCAAACTGTGGGATTTGACCCACATATAACATAGCAATAAGTTCTCTGAGGGATCTTGCCCACCCTGCACGAGAATCGCCTACCTTTACAATAGTTGAACTGTCTTCAAAATGTTCATTAACTATAGGCATCTTATCTATATTTGCTCTTTCCACAGAGAAGCCTACACCTGTACCACACATAAGAATGTACATACATTCATCAAAAGAGCGAGGGCTGTCAACAGGTAAATACGAACAGTTATAACCTGCTACGTGACACCTGTCTAAAGCCTTACCTGAAGTCATTAACGCTCTCATACTTGGCATAATGTCTAGATTAGTTATGTGATCAAACAGAGCTACTCTAAGCTGTTCATCTAAATCATAATTATGTTTCTCTTTTAAATGCTTAGACATATGGCTTAGATACCTGTCTACTGTTTCAGACCACTCTTCTCTTCTGTTTTCTTCAGGAATCCACCTAGCATACCTAGACAATGCTATAAAGTTTTGGTAATCTGTAGGTAAATTTACTCCCATATTATTCATATCTAATCTCCCTGACTAACTCTTATATATTTTACAATTATTCCACTTATATCGTGAAAGTATTCTTTTAAAGCATCTGAAATTTCTTCAGTAACATCACCATCTGAAGGCATTACGTACTCTTCAGGGTCTACTGAAAGATGCATTATTACTCTAACTTCTTTGTCCATTTTCTGTCTCTATAGCAATAAGTCTATCTAAATACCACTTTGCTTTTTTTAAATCCTGAACACCATTTTTGTATCTATATCTCCATAAATATTTAATTATATTGCCTTGCAGGTAATACTCAAAACCTTTATCTGTAGCAGCTTCAATGGCATCAATACATTCTATGCCACGTTGATTATAGTGTGGTGGATTATTAACCATATCATCTACTAGCTCTCTATTAACCATAGACTTTTTTGTGTCAGTACTATCTGATTCAAAGTCTACTATCTCTTTAATGCTTGCATTCATTACGCACTCCC